ATCAGATTCATCTGCTTGTCTGCCTTCAGAGTCATAGCCCATTTTGACTGTATCGTAATCACCATCAAGTGGTACATCACGGTAAATACCAGATTGCATACCTTGTACTACATGGTATCTAGGTTTAATGACCTCATGGGCAACACCCAATGCTTCATCTATTGAGTTAGCAGCAGGGTCAATAAGAAATTCTAGTGGAGATATAGGTTCAACTTTAACATCAATACCAGCAAACTCTGTTATACCTCTTATTCCAGTCATTGAGCCTTCTACTGGCTCTTCTGAAGGCGCTCTTTCTACAACTTGGTTAACAACTATTTTTGCAATACCTGTTCCGTAGATAGCACCATTGAGAAAAACCTCTGCTATTGCATCTTTGCAGCCAGTTTTTTCTAAATCTTCTTGTAGTAAATTGCGTATATACTCAGCTTCACTATTGTCTTGGTCAAGCATGTCATCTTGTATATCAAACCACTTGCCTCGTCCAAATGTTGCTTCTTCTAATTCTGCAACCGAAGATTCAATTGCCTGCTGTAAGGCAGGTGCTATAATTCTTGAGCGTTCTGCTGTTCTTGTTCTATCTGACTCGTTCCAAATACCACGCCATAGACGATAGTATTCATCCCATTGGGAAGTATAGTTTTGTTCTCTGTGATTTCTCCAAGAGTCTAGTCTATAGTTGAGCCAACTAGCTAATGCTTGGTATTGTAATTCTTTCTTGTCGTTCATAAAAAACTATTCTCCAGAAATTGTTGGCGATTATATCACAAATCTAAGTTTTAATGTATGCTATCGCTTAAACTTTCTATTTCAATTGCTCCATCCATTATCATTTTACATATAGATAAGTCTACATTTTCATCATTAGGTAATAACTTAGGGTCTAAGTCATTTGCTAAATTAGCAATAATTGACAAAGCAGCTACATACCTTAATCTAATATTTGATGTATCTTGGGAAAACTCCCACACACTATCATATTCTTCTTGTTCTAAATCTTCAATATCCTGCCACATCATCTATTGGACTCCAATCATCTTCTAACTCTATAGTATGTGCAAAATCGGCAACACTTACTTGGTCTATATACGCTAACGAGTCGAGCAAATCGTCATGTGCTAATCTGTTTGGAAAGTCTAACATCTGGTTTTTAAAATGCTTCCAGTCTTTATCTGGATTAAATGTTATCTGACCATGTTCCATTCTACCTTGTAGTGACCAAGTAATTCTATCTAATTTCTTTTTACCACCATGTCGGCACTCTATAATAGATATGAATTGATTTTCTGTCCTCATTTCATCTTCAAGGTAAGGTAATATAGCATTACGCAATGCCCCAGTTTCAATACCTACTGAAGTAGACTCTACCTTCATCGCAGATGAAAGAATTTTTTTGGCTGTTTCTTTAATATTCCAACGACCATGTAGTATGTCTTTAACCCACCACTTATCTCGGTCAATCTTAACAATAGCAATAGCAGTTTCATCTAGCCTAGAGCGTTTTAAGTTCCTTTCTTTCTCACTATCTTCGTACCCAGCAGGGTCTACAGCTATTACATAGCTTCCTTCTAGTGGTTCTTCATCTACTTTAAACCATTCTTCTTTAAATATACCACCACTAAATGTTTCAAACGATGCTTCAAACTCTTGTCTAAACGACATTGAGGACATTGACTTACTAGCAGCAGCAATTTCTTTTTCTGATAAAAAGGGATTATCAATAGAAGTAAACTGAAATGTATCCCAATCTTCATCTTCTTTTGCATCTTGGTACAAATCAAAGAAATGATTTTTCCCTGCGGGCGTACCTATAAATAATGCCCTACCCTCCACATCGGCAAGAGTTGGCCTTATTATCTGTTCCCATACCACAGGCTTCATTGAAGCGTATTCGTCCAAAACTACATATGCTAGTCCAACGCCACGCAATGTTTCTGGTCTATCAGAACCTTTTAAGTAAATCTTTCTACCATTAATAAGCGTAAGAACCGCAGTATTCTCGTAGGCTTGCAATATTAAATCTTTACCAAGTTCTTTTAACATCGCCCACATAATATCTTTGGCTTGCTGGAATGTTGGTGCTATATAGAATACATCTTTAGAATCAGATTGTATAGCGTTGATTAATAATAACCAAGCAGAAAGATAGGATTTTCCAAAACGTCTACCCGCAGCCACAATTTTAAATCGTTTATTAGACTTAAATATTTCTAATTGAGCAGGGTGTAAATTAATGTCTAGTTCAGCCATCAAACTTCTCACTCATCGAGGATGAATCTATATTAACAATAACCTCATCGTCAGACATCTCTTCTGGTTCTATAAGTTCCGCATCTGGAGTTGAACCAATCTGTTGTTTAATGCTTTCTATTGAAGCTACATTAATAATAACCTGTGCGTCTGCTTTAGTTCTTGAAGAGTCAACCGCTTTATGAACAGGCAATATTCTATCAAGGCACATTTTTAAACAGTTCACATCGCCCTCTAATGCCTTCTCTAATACTTTAGCCACAATTTCTGGCGACTTAGTAGACATCAATTCTCTTGAAAGAGCAGCATACTTATTGACAGAGCCCTTAGTTCTTCCTGCGGGGTTTAAAGGTTTCATGCCCTTGTGGAAGTTAGGGTTTCCTCGTTTCTTCTTTGGTTCTGCCATTAGGCTCGTTATAGAGTTATCTTGTGGGTATTATAACACAGCTAGGAGTTATGTTTCATATTTCGTTTTTTGTGCGTTGGAGGTAATATATATGTATGTACGGTAGCATGAGCCTCCCCCCACACTAGTCTTAGGCTGAGATATCTAAGGCAGTGCTCTTGACCTTTTCCTTTAACTAAGCCTGTTCTTTGGCTACAAAGCTCTTGCTCTGCTGTTGCGAGGACTGGCAATAAGGCTGGTAATAACTGGAGTCCAAGAGAAACTCATGTTATTCTAGGCTTATGCTAGGCCGAGTTGAGCCGACTCTTAGGCGAATCCTTCATGCTCTTGCGATACTTAGCGACAGAGGAGTATAGTATCGCCCATTTCTGAGCGGTAAGTATATGTATGAGGGGTACTAAATATTTCCCTCTATAAAAAGATTATCTACCACGAAGCAAAGCACCAGAATATATTTTATTTACTAGAGATATAATTAAATGGCTTGTTGTTTTGTCTGTATCTGCAAAGCGTATATTGTAGCTGATGAAATAGTTTTATAGGAATTCATTTATCCCTACTAGTCCAGATTGGATAAAAACAGTAGGGTACTGGTTCTATAGAAACTCTATATACCATTGAAAAAAAGAGGATAATTTCTATATGGACTTAAGGAAAACCATATAAAAAAACCTAATAAAACGGAGTAAGAAAATGACAAACAAAATAAAATTACAAATACATAAAATTGGCAGATACGAAATGAACACAGCTATAAATATTTGGTTTCTTTTACATCACAATAAAAAAATAGTTGACGTTACTGAAACTACAGTTGCAGGAAAAATGTTTATTGAAATAGAATTTCATGTCGACCATTTCGAACAGGTTGCACAAATTATAAATTCTTTAATAGAATTAAATCTAGTAAATACAGAAGAAGATTAATTTTAACGGGGGCAAAAGCCCCCAACACAAACGGAGAAATAATATTATGATATTATGCAATGAAAACGAAAGAAAAGTTTTAGAGGGTATATTAAATTATCTTTATGAAACTCACACTAATCTTTGGTCATCTGATGAAATGATAGACCAAGACAAAGAAGAAATAGAAAAATTTTATGAATTGAGAAAACATATTCAATGGCATATTGGAGATAATTTTTTTCAAGATAATAATTTTGATTTATGTAAATTTATTTATAAACTAAACGGAGATAATTAAAATGAATATATTATTTGATGAGTTACACGAATTAGAAACAGACGAACACGAGAACATTTTTTATGTTGGTGATAGTTTGCTTTATCAATTTTATTGTGGGAACTGGTCTTCATCAGTAAAAGAAATGCAAGAGAAAAATATTTCATGCCTTGAACTGATTGAATACATAGACGAACAAGTCGAGAACATGGGCGACTGTGATTTCTTTAAATGGTTTGATAGGAAATTCTTTGCCGAGTTAGGGCGACAGGTTTTTTATGGGTAGAACTCCGTAATAAAATATATATTTTCCCCTTCTTAATTGAGGGGTTTTTTTTGTCCGATTTTCGCACCGCTTTTTCATTGGAAGATGGCTCTTGCTTTGCTTTTAGTGAGCCGTCATAGGCGAAACCTTACTGCTCTCGCTTTGCTCTACTAATACTGAGCCGACTTAGGCGAAACCTTTACGATTTCTAAAAAAAAATTTTCCCCTGCGGGGCTAAGAGAATGACTCGCTAATCGCTCGGCTATGATAGAGCAAGAGCAAAGCACAGCAGAGCAAAAGCAATCGGCAATGAAAGAGCCATTGTCCTACAGGAACAGCGTGCAAAAAAATACCCGACTGTTTTTGTCGGGTACTTAGTAGGAAAGATTAAATTATTTTTTGAATGGCACTCCCATTTCTATCATTAGGTTTTTGAATTGGTCATAAACTTTTTGCTTGTTACCTTTCAAATTAAATTCAGATTTAATTCTTGAGTAGCAACTTCTACCTCTAGTAAGTTGATGCCCTGAAAATTTAATCTCAGTTTCTAAACCAATTAATAATACATGTAATCTATATCCAAGTATCTGTTCTGGTGTGTCTAAAATTATACTCATGTTTTTTACTCCGTAGTTAAGTTAAGTTTTTCTTTCTTTGTATCTAGTACAAAGTATACCATAGGTATAGATAAGTTGTGTACTTATTTAATAAATATATCTAAAATAAATTGTATTAATTCTAATGTATCTTAGCTCTCATTCTAGCCTAGTTTATTTCTACTAAGGTAATGCTATAGGTACAAGGGCGTTCGTTGAATTGGTACTCTCAAGAATAAAAAGTTTCTTCTTAGTAAACAATATTTATTTTATAAAAAGGTAGACATAAGGTCTACACTTATGTTATACTTAGTGCAGTAATAAAGAAAAAACCTTTTAACTATATGGAGTACGAAATGACAGAAAAAAGAAAAGCAAAGATGATGGAAGCATTAAAGGATAGTCAAGAGATGGCAACATCAAAACAACTATGGGTAATAAATACTTTATGCCTTCAACAACAAAAAGAATATGCTTTACCTTTGGGAAAGTATGAAGCCTCTTTAATCATTAGTGATTTAAAACTGAAGGAGATAGTATGAAATTATCAGACGCACACATGGAAGCAACAGAACTTTGGGCAGAGGTTGGCAACCCACCAGTAAGAAATGATATAGAAACACCCGAAGATTTTATAGAACTAGGCAACGCATTACTAACAGGTAATGATAGATATGTTAAAGCCTTCCTAGAAATCTATACAACATTTAATAACAGGAGTGCAAACTAATGAGCGACTTTAGAGAAATGTTATTCTCAGAAACTATTAAGCCTTTGAACTGGCAAGAACTACAAGCCAAAGATGAAGCAATTCAAAAAAAAATTAATAAACAACTTGAAGAAGATTTTGATTCTAAACAAGATGACGACTATCAAGATTCGGGAATGTCAAGGTCAGACTTTTATAGCGGAGGTACATTCTAATGAGCATGGAATACCCAAGAGATTTTATAGAGTATGGGTTTGTTAGTGATTGTTGCGGTGCTAATATAATTCATGGTGATATTTGCATGCAGTGTAATGAACATGCTGGACTCGAAGAAATAAAGGATGATGAAGATGAATAAAAAAATGTCAAGAAAGTGTATAATGAATATAGTTTAATTTAACAAGGAGCAACATGAAAGAAGATAATATATATAAAGCAATATCAAAAGCACAAGGACTAATTGGTTCAGTAACTAAGAACGCAAAGAATCCTTTCTTTAAATCTAACTACGCAGACTTGAATGAGATACTTGAACAAGTCTTACCAGTCTTACAATCAAGTGGCATAGTATTAACACAATGTCCACAGATTACTGGCGGTCAGATTGATGTACTTCATTCACGACTTACATTAATAGACAAGCCCGAATCATTTATTGAATCATCAACTAGATTGTATTTGCCAAGTGCTGACATGCAAAAGTATGGCTCGGCTATTTCTTACGCAAGAAGGTATTCAATTCTTAGTATGTTAAATCTAAGAACAGAAGATGATGATGGGAATACATCAAGCAAACACCCCACCGCCACGCAAAAAAGAAACATGGATATCAACAAGGCGATGGATAAACTTGTCGAAGCACATAAGAATAAAGACTTAGAAGTAGCTACTCAGATATGGGAGTGGGCTACAGACAAAGGACATACTCAAGTGCAAGACAAACACATACAACTATTTGGAGAATGATATGTTAATCTGGAATAAAAAACAAGACCAACTCTACAAAGTTACAACCACTAAACAAACAGACAAGAGTACGAGAGAAAAAGCTGAAAAAATTAGCAGCATTAGAACAGAAATTGCTGGTGAAGTTAACACAGGCTGGACACCAATTAAACTGGAGGACAAAGATGAATCTAAGTAAACAAGAACGAAGAATCTTAAATCAATTTCAAATGAATGAGATTAAAGATTTAGATGAAGATGGTTTTGTCGGTAAGTATCACCGATGGGGGGCAGTCAATCCAATGGACGCATGGAACAAGTGCGGAGTCTATAGATTGTCGGCAGTCATTCACACCCTTAGAAAAAAGGGCTGTGAAATTATAACAAGAGATAAGAAAGTACAAAACCAATTCGGTGAAACATGTACTGTTGGTGAGTACCTTTTTGATATAGGAAGGGGGAAAACATAATGTCTAAAACAAAAGTAACTTACTTAAAAAATGATACGGTTAAATTAGTAATGTCTATGGACGATTACAGAACATTACTACAAGGAAACATTGACCTAAAAAATGCAACTGAAATGATGGGAGAATGTCATACAATATACTTAGAAGATTTAGGAAAACTAGATACTCTTGAGTGGAGAATGGCAAAGGTTCTTGGCTTTAAGCGTAAGAGAAGTCCAGTATTAGGAGGAGATGGTGGCTATTACTATGGTAACTATGTTCTTAGTAACCATGTACATGCAGAAAAAGATAGCGACTAATAATAGTTTAGTGTATAATAATTATTTACAATAACAATCCGAAGGAGGATTTATGGAGTACGATAACACAAACCGTGGTAGCATTTGGAAGAATGAGAAAAGGGAAACTGATAAACACCCACACTTAACAGGCAGTCTTAATGTAGAGGGCACAGAGTATTGGGTATCAGCATGGGCAAAGGATAAGAACGGTAATCCTAAAGCACCAGAACTTACCTTTAGTATTAAACCTAAAGATGTACAGTCAAAACCAGCCGAGCCTTTTAAGGTTGCGGTAGAAGATGACGACATGCCGTGGTAACTAAGGTTCTCAAGACTCGCAATGGAGCTAAACCATTGCGGGTTTACACACTTGATGACGGTACTGAATGGACTGTCAATCAAATACTAAACAAAATAAAAAGCAAGTGGAAGAATAAAGATGTGGAGTTATCTTTAGTAAGGGCTAGAATACAAAAACATACAGACCCCGAGAAAATATTTGCTAAGCCAATACTTACTAGACCACGGACTGTACCTACAAAAACAGAACAAGATATTAGCAGAGAGATGATGAACTTAGCCTTGAGGAAAATATGAAAACATTTAAAATAAAATACCTTGAAACTTGCACATCAGATGTACAAGCAAACACTTTAGAAGAAGCATTACAACTTATTAAATCTATTGATTATAGGATGGATGTATTAACAAGAACAACAGTAGAAAAGTTTGAATTGATTACTACAATCAAGACACCAACTGGACAAGAACGAAATATGTTTGAGGCTTTCAGAGTAAAGTACCGAGGTAAAAAGCGTGGACTTGAAACTGAACTAGCTAACTTAATGAAACACAAAGACTGGTCTAATATTATTGGACAGTTGTATCAAGACAAAGACAAATATCATAAAGATGAAAATGTTAAATACATACCACACTTAGCAACATTTATTAACCAACGCAGATGGGAAATGGTAGAGGATGATAAGCCTACTACTAATCCATATGGCGAACAACATGACTGGAGAAATGTATGAGTAAAAAATATTATGTAAGAGGAAAGCAAATTGATTTAGATTATTGGGCTATAGACCTTAGTGATATAGACGAACATGATGAAGAAAACACAGAGTATGTAACAGACAGACATGGAAAAATACTAGGTGTAGCATGGGAGATGGAACTATGAACTATCCTAACAACTCACTTGATTCAGAAGAAGCAGTAATTGGTGGTCTACTAATAGAACCTAATATAAAAAAAGTATTAGCAACAGGATTAGTAACACAAGATTTCTCTAATGAAAATCTCGGTTGTCTTTTTGAATATATAAAAGAGATGACTGATGAAGGTGTACATATAGATGCTTTGACTACTAGAGATTATATTAATTCACAAGGTAATCATAGTGGTGAATGGACTAGCTTTCCTTTTCTTGCTACTCTTATGGAAAATTGTACAAGTACAACTAACATAGAAGTTTATGCAAATCACATACACAATACTAGAATTAACAATGACATTGACAAATTAAAAAAAGCTATTAAGTATGAGAATTATCAAGAAACAATTACTAGCATACAACATCTAGAACTTGACCTAGCTAAAGATGAAGAAGGTTCAATGATGAATGTAGTAAGCAAGACTATTGAATACATAGAAGATATGCGACTCAATGGTACTGGTTTATCTACTGGCTTTGACTCTATCGACTCACTTCTCGGGGGAATGAGAGGGGGTACGCTGACTGTTATGGCGGGTAGACCAAGCATGGGTAAGAGTACACTCGCACTTAATGTAGCTAACAACATGGCAAGTATGAATAAGAATGTATTGTTCTACTCATTAGAGATGCAACAAGTACAACTTATGATGAAGATAGTAGCTAGTGAAACAGACATTAACCTTAACAAAGTAGATAACGATACGCTTACTGAAGCAGAAAATGACCAATGGTATAGGGCATTAGCACAAGCGGGCAACAAAACAATGACCATACTAGACCGAGGCAATGTATCAGTCAGAGATATAGTATCTAAAGCAAGACAGATGAATGGTCAGACTGGTATTGATTGTATTGTGATTGACTATCTACAAATAATGAAGTACGATAAGAACAGAGAAATATCAGAACTAGGTAACATAACTAGAGAACTAAAGTATTTGTCTAAGGAACTAGACATACCTATAATTCTATTATCTCAGTTAAGTAGGGGAGTAGAGCAGAGAGAAAACAAACGCCCTCTTATGAGCGACCTACGCTCTTCTGGTGAGATTGAGCAAGATGCTGACTGTATTATTATGGTCTATCGTGATGAGTATTACAACAAGGAAGAGTCAGAGGATAGAGGTATGGCTGAAATTATTGTAGCTAAGAACAGAATGGGTCAGATTGGCTGGGTCAAATGTAAGTTTGAGGGTCAGTATTCTAAATTCTCAGACGAAGAAATAAACATTTATAATAAGGAGTAGTATATGAATCAGCAAGAAATGGATAGTGAAGTATTAAGAATCATCATTGATGTATTAAAAGAACAAACTAAAGATGACGAGTGTGATGATAGGTGGCGAGAAGATGCTAAATTTTATTTGAATATGATTGGTGAAGCATTTATTGATGTTACTTCATGGGAGTTTGACAATGATAGTATTGAAGGTCGTGTTGCATACAAAGATAAGATATACGAATTTGGCACAAGCAATTTAAAGGATGAAAAAGATGAGTAAAATCACACAATCAGCAAGGGGTAAGCCTTGCCAAGTTAGATTACATGGGTGTATGCCCGATAATGAAACCGTAATTTTTGCACATATGAATGGTGGAGGCATGGCAAGGAAACAAGCAGACCTGTTTGGAATGTACGCTTGTCTTAATTGCCATGACATATATGATGGTCGTAAACATCTTGACCCACCACTAGAAAATGAATGGTTAGAGTTGCAAGTATTGAGGGCGGTAATATGTACACAAAAAATACTTCACAGAGAAGGTTTGATTAAGTTAAAATAGAGGGTACTTTAATCAAAGGAGAAGTATATGGAAGAAATAAAAGAGTTAGTAGATAAAGTTTTAAAGAATAAAAGTCTAACAATTTTTCTAGGCATTGTTGTCCTAGCATTAGTTATGGGATGGGTCGGTGGATAGAGAGCAAGACATTATAAACAACCCTTCACACTACACGCAAGGTAAGATTGAGGTTATTGATTTTATCATTGACCAAAAGATGGATTACCTTACTGCGTCAGCTATGAAATATCTATGTAGGCATAGCCATAAACATAAAGGTGAGGGGCAAATAGATGACCTTAGAAAAAGTAGATCTTATATTGATAAATTAATAGCTACTCTTATGGACGATGGTGTACAATGACAAGTAGAAGTATTCATAGAGACAAACCTAAAGAAGCAATCTTTAAAACTTTAGTGCAAGATTATTTTTTAGAAAATCCAAGCACTAAAGAAGCAACCATTTCCATTGGCAAGACCAAAAGAACAGACGCTCAAAATAGATTGTACTGGTGCTGGGTAGGTATCATGTCTAAAGAAATTGGTTATGCTAAACAAGAAATGCACCTTATCTTAGCTGATATGTTCTTAACTAAGATATCTTTTACAACAAAGAAAGGTAAAACAATTGAACAGATACCCTCAACAACAGAACTAAAAGTTGACGAGTTTATAGATTACATTTGTGAGATAGATATGTTAGCGGGTGAACAAGGAATTAAATTACCTCACAATGATGACTATAGAATAGTAACACAATATAATTAATGAGCGCAATCTTCCCTTTTCGAGTCCAATATGCGATAGAAAACCGTGGGAGTCAGGGTTTTGGTAGTCTTACCTGTCAAGAAACTGCCATATGACTGATGAACTAGATGAAATTCTTATTAACCTTAAAGATGCACTAGAATTAGCAAGAGAAGAAGATACACCAAGAGATATGGAAATAAGATTCACGCTATCATTAGCGGTTAACAAACTTGAAGCGTACATACAAGATGATTTTGGATATCAATACAACATCTCATCGTTTTGATATAAGTCCTGTACCAGCATCAAGACCTCGGGTAAGTAGGTGGTCTACATACTACCCAAAGAAGTACACTAAGTTTAAAACAGACATGGAAGCACTTACAAGTGAGTTGAATACGACTCCCTGTGAAACTCTAGTCTGTGTTTCAATAGACTTTATGGTAGAGATACCTAAGTCTTGGTCTAAAAAGAAGAGAGAGGAGTGTCATAACACCTACTGTACTAACAATGCTGACATTGATAACTACATTAAGGCAATACTAGACAGTCTAAATTCTGTTTTTTTCGTGGACGATAAACAAGTTGTGGAGATTTTTGCTCGAAAGATTTACAGTAAAGACCCACATATATTATACAAACAAAAGGAGATATTAGAAAATGACGAGGGTAGAATTATGTGAGGCATTGGCAATAGATTACGCAAGAAGAGCGTCAGTATTAAGTCTGAAGTTTGACGAGGCTTATAACAAATATTTAAAGAGATGTGAGATACGAAGTTACGAAAATCTATTCCAACAATTTAGTCATGGAAATTTATTAACCCTTACCTCAAATGTACAAAAAAAGTACAGTCAAAATGAATACATTGTGTCTGCTGTAAGTGATGATGATTGTGAAGATGGTGTTTGCAAACTGTAATAATAACTCTATACTGGTGTATAATTCTAATTTTGAATAGAGATACAACTAATGAACGAAGCTACAGAACAGATTAATCTAAAGATTAACAAGAGAGATTTAAAGTTTATAGATGCAAAGGCTGAGAGATATGGAATTAGTCGCTCATCTTTGCTAAAGATATTTGCATTAAACGGAGAGTTATCCGTAGCAAATTTAGATAGGGATAAATTAAGACTACCAGTTACCTAGTTATGACATCACCTTACAAAACAGGTTGGCTTAAAAGACGATATACTTTTGAAAAGATGGGTTTAACAAATTTACGACAAGATTTAACACCCAGAGTACAACGAAGAAAATTAGAAAGAGTTAAACAAAAGATAAGATAGACTAGTTTTTGGGGGAACTTTCTCACCATGAGTACATCGTGGACACTATACTGCCCCCATAGTTTATGAAGGTATAGTGTAAGTTAAGACTGCGTTGATGTGGGTATGTACAATCAACAAGGCAAGGGTTATAATATTTCCCTTTTTGACAAGTTTACCTGTACTTGTGCCACAGAACAGGTATCTATTTATACTTCTCTTCCCACTCTTTAGCACTTAACATGCGTCTTTCGTTGTGTGGAACGCTTGGTCTTTCATATACATCAGAGAATGTCTTAGCTTTACGAGCAGTAGGGTCATCAATATGTGGGTTAGCAGTCATATCTTCTTCAAGAATAGTCTGTAACTTACTTCTATCTCTCCATCCTAATTCACGACCATACCCTTTAGAGCCATAAATATTGTCATAGACAAATTTTGCTTGGCTATTTTTATCATCATCAAGGTCAGACTTTTTAAGCCAGTCCATGTAATCTCTCTTGTGGCTACCAGTAAATTGAAATAAACCATACCCTTTACCATCTCTTTCTTCTTGCGTGTGGCTATATGTTCCACCTGTTTCTACATCTATATTACCCATGATAGCAGGAATATCATCCGATTGAAATCCTGCTTTTAATAAAGCATCAATTGTTTCTTGCTCGTTGTCAGTAAGCATACCCATACTAGCCAAACAACTGCTTAATATTATCGGCAATAGATAAATCTTCAAACTGTTCTTTATCTTCTTCTTTAATTTTTTCATACTCTTGTGTTTCTGGATTAAACATCATAGTAGGTTCTTTAACCCATGCTGGTTTATTACCATACATTTCCATAGCTTTATCATACCCTTCTTGAGTTTTCCAAAAGTCATCTTTTTCATCAACACTCATAGTTCCACCTTCGTCAGCTTTAAAACCCATAGTGCGTTCAGAAGGTTCTACTTCTTCAGCAGCAGCCCTTCCACCATCTCTTTCCATGTCGGGTGAGGCTTCAAAAAATGTAACATCTTTGTTACTTGTTCTTCTCATCTTTTTTGATTCTGCATCTGTTTTTTTATCTACATCAATATCAGAATTTGCACCAGTTATTTTAATCGGCCCTAGACCTTCATCTGGTGCTTGTACAAAATCACCATCAGCATTTCTATTACCTGTTAAGTTTCTTTTGTCAGCTTCATAAGCTGCAAGAGCATCAGCAGTATTTCTTTCTTGTAGATTTGCTGATTCCATATCTGCATCAGCCATGATTGAACCATCTGGCATTTCGTGCATGCCTTCTGGTACTTCACTTTTTTTCTTTACATTTTCATATGGAGTTTTTTCCATTCTTTCATTAACTCCATCAACGTATTTCGGATAGCCGATACTACCAACGTATTCTTTTACTTTACTTTTAACATCTTTAAAACCTTCTGCAAAACCTACAGTTGCTTTTGTTTCTGCTACACTTGATTTAATCTGTGCTATTTGTGCTTGTGCTGCTGCTATTTGTGCCTGTAGTTCAGCTATTTGTTGTTCTGGGTTCATTTTAATCTCCTGTGTTTTCTCTTGTTCCATATATCGGATAGCCGATACTACCAAACATGGATTTTTTAACTGCATAACCCATGTCTTCATCTTTTCTATATGCGTATGATAATTGCGATAACGATATAGGTGTTACTTTTCCAAACATCCAACCCATCATATCTTTTGGACTTCCTCTTTCAAGAGTCGGGCCTGTTACAGTACCACCTGCAAGAAAAGTTCTATCATCTGTTCCATGTTTAACTGATACATATTCTTTTCCTAAGAATAATTCCATTGCAATTTTAGGCATAGTAGATGTTTTATTTAATCCAGTTTGCATAGGATTAGTTAACCAATGCATTGGTTCTGCAATTTGTTTTGACACAACCATTTCTTCACCGTTGCCTATATCTAATCTACCAGTTAACCAAAAATCTTTTAAATCTAATTCTGTATCTTCATCACCAAAACCTAAACCTTGCATTACATTTTGAGCCATCCAAGCCAACAATGATGTAGATACAAATGCTCTAGCCATGTAGCCCATGTATAAATTCCACTCACCCATTTCAACAGGTGTAAGTTTTTTACCTTTAGCAATTTTACCTACTAAATCTTTTGTCATTCCTAAACCACGAAATCCAATTCTAAGATTTGATATTGTCCAGTCTGGTGAAAACAAAACAAGGTTACTTAATTTAGCTTTAGAAGGTGTAGTCCACAAAGCAAACAAATTATACAAGTTGCCTTTAGGATTGTCTGCATTTTCAATTGCTTTCTTTTGCCATGCAACAGCTAATTTACTATGTCTTTGTCCACCATAAGCATCATTTGTAAATTCTGCTGCAACTCTTTTTGCATCTACTTCTGATAAAGGTTTCCAATCACCTAATCTAGCAATACCTTTGGGTTGTGAACTCATTAACCTTTCTTTCATAGTTAAATAAGTAAACACTTTAAGTCTATCGTGAGCAATATCCCAAGTAATTTTGTCAATACCAGCTTGTACTTTAGCTACTGGTGGTGCGTATTTTTCTAATAAAGACCTAACAGTGTTATAACCAGCATCTACAAACTCATTAGCTTTTACACCTACTTCTACACCTTCTTGTGCAATTTCTCTTAAAACTTCACCATGAACAAAATCACCTTTAGTTTTTCTACCTGTAATATTACCAATTTCTTTAGCACCCATGCCATCTGTATGATAATCGTATTGTCCATCCATTATTTGACGAACTTTTGCCATTCTTGCTTTACCAGCTTTTGTAAAATAAGCAGTACCTACTCCAGAATATATACCAGATAATACTAATGCTTGTGCGTGAAACAAAGAAAAAGAAACAGCTAATCTTTTCATAGCATTATTAACTACTAATATTTTATTAAGTAATCCTTCGCTTCCTATTTCTGGTGCGTAAAAATCATCAATAGCATTTTTAACTAATGGGTGCACTAATTTATTTCTAAGTGCTGGGTGGTTACTAACTTGATATCCCATTTTTGTTCTTGCGTAATCTGCACCTTTTTCAGTCATACTCATAATAACACTAAACGCATCTGTTCCATCCATAACTGCTGTATTTTCTAATACTTTAGTTATATTTTTACCAGCTATTGCTTTTGACATAGACCTAGAATATGCATCTAATATTGCAAATACATCTGTTTCTAAATCTGGAAACTCTTTAGATAGTTCTTTAATATTTCCTACTAACTTTCTAATATCAGCATAAGTAGATTGGTCATCTAGTTTAGAACCTTTTTTACCCATAGCAATTCTAAATTTTTTGTATCTATCTGCATTAATTTTTTTGTTACGAAATATATGTGTTACATAATCTTGTACAAATTGTCCATCTTCAAGAACTCCTACTTCTTTTGCAGCCCTTTCAAATTTAATCATTAAATCTCTGTAAGCATCAACAGCTAATCTTTGTTCTTTGTTAAGATTTGTTTCTCTTCCAATTTTACCAAACTTACTTTTTGAAGCAGGTTTAGAATAATCCTCTATGTAAGATAAAAAATCTAACTCACTAAGACTAGAATCTTTACCTTTTAAAACTCTATGCAAAACATTTAAAGTTTTACCAGCTTGTATTTCTAATGATTTTTGTATGCCAATACTTTTATCAGCAACATTATAAACCCTAGCTTTAAGTTTAGCTTGTGCTAAATTAATACCTTTAACTTTACCTCTAAATAATAAACCACCTACTAACCCCATTAAACCACCAAGTGTTTTATCTTCATCAGCAATAAAATAACCTACACCTGCTCCAATAGCACCTGCTTTAATAAATTGTTTTGTGGTAACTGGTTTTAAATCTTTCATCTTTGCTTCAAAGATATAATCAAAACCACTTGAATCTCTTACTACTTCATTATTTTCTACAGCTTCTTTGCCCCAGTTTTTTTCACGATTAGAACCCCATTCATTTTGTTTTGTTGGTCTAAGTTTTTGTTTTTTTCTTTGTGCTACAGATAATTTAGCTTCTTCTATTTGAGCAATTTTTTTAAATGCAAGACCTTCTATTTCATCTTTAGTATATTTTTCTTTTTTTGTTTTAAGAATTTCTTTCTGTCCTTTTGCTCTTAAAACAACACCATCAGTTACTTGTTCTCTAGTTAACGGAGTATCTCCAGATTTTTTAGCAGATTTTTTTTGTTGTTCATCTATTAAATCAACTGCTCTTTCTTTCCAACGAGAAGCTCTTGATAAATTATCTAGTCCAGTAGGCAATATAATTTCTTTTGGTGTAGTTGTAGGCGACCTAAACTCTGGATTTATTTCTGGGTCTATTATTGGTTCTTCTGTTGGTTTTCCTGTTGGTTTTTGTTTTGGTTTTGCATTAGCACTACCTGTAATTTTTCTATCATTTTTAATTCTGTCTAATTCAATTTTCCAATCTTGTCTTCTTCCTTTAGGTGTTTGCCAAGTTAAAACATTTTGACCACTTTTATCTTTTACTAATTTTAATTGACCAAAAGTTCTTTGCATTAAAGTAATATTTTTTAATGCTTGTGATGATTCAGTTTTATCTTTTAACCAGCTTTTACCAGTATTTTTTGATATAGCACCAAATCCTGTACCTAGTAAAGCACCAAATGCAATTCCACGTTCTACATTTTCTTCTTTAATATGACCATTAAATGTTAAATCATGTAATGCTTCATAAACACCACCATACATAGAGCCTTCTATTCCTCTACCTACTGCTGCTTTTGTTCTTTGTGCACTCACCATATTGACAAAACTTTTTGTGTATGTAGGTTGTATGCCTATGGCTCTGTTAACAGCATTAGTAACTTTAGTCATACCTGCTGCTGTAGAACCTGGAACTCTTAATAGTTGCAACAATAATAACTCTGGGTCTTTTAATATCATACCCGATACAGTACCTAAAGTATAAGAAGGCTCATTAACTGCCATTTTTGCAAATTCCCAAAGACTGGATAATGTACCTAAATCTTCTGGAGTATAACCATATCTTTGTTGAACATCTGATATATCGCCACTTTTGTTATCATATGCATCGTACATATCAAGTTCAAATTGTTTCATAATAGCATTATTAGCTTCTTTATCTGCTTGTTCTAATGCATTTAGAGGTCTTGTTTTTTCCATATCTTCATGATATTTTGCTAAAGCAATAGAATCATAATATCCAACTGCTTCACCCCATTGTTCTACTTGTTCACCAAACCATCTATTTTTTTCTTCATTAGCAGAACCAGATTGTTTTTGACCCCATCTGTATATCATAGATTTAGTGTCATTAAAACCACCAAAAAATCCATTTAGTCCTTCATACATAGGTGCTGTACTTTTGTAGTATTCTATAGTTGCTGCTTTTTGTTCAGCATTTTTGTTAGAATCTATTGCAACTATTCCAACTCCTTCAATAAAAGAATAAGACATTACCCT